TCATAGCCTACAAAGCTCTTAACATCGTCAATCTGCTCCTGTAAATTAACGATCTGGGCTACAGTAGCTCCAGCGGTAGGATCTACATTTACCTTTACGCTAGAGGCATTAGATACCGCTGTTACAAGATCCACCATAAGGGAGCTTACACCGATACCATTAAATGGAGGCATATAATCCGCTGTAGCGGTACTCTCATCTGCTACTGAGATACTGTAGAGGATCTCTCCAGCCTGTGGATCATTTGCATAAAGTCCTAAGTTTCTTACATAATAACCCTGCCCTAAGGTCTGATTAGAGAAACTAGCGGATACTGTAACATTAGATCCATTCTTTCTCACTACAGAGGCTACCTTTTCCTCCTGTTTGATAGTACCGATACCTGTCATACTTGCCAGATCTCCAGATAGCTTAGCATCGGATACCTTGATCTTAGTAAACTCCAGCTTAGTAGTACCTGCTACCACTTTTGCTAAGAGTTCCTGTCCTTTTTTTGTGATTACTGCACTCTTAAAAGCACCCATTTTATCACACTCCTTTTCTTTAATTTATTGTAATAACTGTAGCTGTGTTTACAGGGCTTGCTACAGTAGTATTACCGCTGTTAGTTGCTTTGCTGTTAATATCGTGGGTAATGATTTTTGTAAACGCCATTCCAACGCCTACTCCCTCGTAATGAGGGCTTTCTACCCAATCCTTTACAGCTATATCCATTGTGATAGCTCCAGAGGAGCCTCCTGTAGATAATGCCTGTGCTACATTGAGATCTGAGCTCTGATTTACAGTACTCTTTATATCGTGAGTGATAATGTGAGTACCAGCTCTGCCTAAGCCTACACCATAGTACATAGGGCTCTCTGTAACTACCTTAGGGTTAATATCGTTTGTGATCTGATACCTCATAGCCACACAGGATACTACCGCCACACTAAAAGGAGTTGTATTTCCCTCCTCCAGAGTGTTTTTAAGATCCAACACCAGATTACAGGGGATCATATCCTGCAAAATAGAGGAGATCGTATCAAACGCCCCCTCTATCCCTAAATGAGTTATAATCTCTAAAAAATAATTTTTATAATCTGGATTAACGCTAAAGTTATCATCTCCACAGATACTAATAAGCCTGTTATAAAGCTCTTTCTCCGTATAAGGTACTTTATCATTCCACTTAACCAGCACATTAAAACGCCTTGTTTCTAGGCTGGCTCCTGCCTCTGGGTAAATACCCATCATATCCTCAAAACGCTTAATACCGTACTCATCCGCTGTTTCAATAAACATATTGTTAAGAGTACGCTCAATCTGTTCTAGGATGTACTTAAGCTCTGGCGTTTCCGCCTTTGCTATCTCCTTAAACTCTTTAAGCTGTCGGAGTACAGGCATCCAATAGCCTAATAGATCAATCTCTCTAGCCAATATAAACACCTCCTAACAGAGGTATCTCCTCCTGTGCTAAGGCTAAGTTACTGGCTACATCGTTTAGCTGTGTATCCGCCACATCTAAGATCCCATCCAGATTAAGGAGCCTGTTTTCTATCTGAGAGATACGCACTACTAAGTTACCTTTCTCCCAGTTCTTACGCATTTCTAAGAAATACGCCTCCAGAGTTTCCTCCGCCTTAGGTTTTACCTGTGACCACTGGTAGCCATCATTTAGAGTTATTCTGGATTTTATGCTTACTGTCTTACCCACAGCGGATACTACTGTTACGGTATGACCTATAGGAGCTATACCACTACCTGTACCCTGTGGATCTGGATCTATAGCCTCCTGCACCGCTTTTACCAGTGTGCTAGATGCTACTCCAAAATCACTATTGATAATGATTAACTTAACAGTGCCTCCCCCATTCCACACAGGGATAACCACTGTACCGCCTACACCATCCAGAGCATCGGTTTTCTCTACATAATCCTGCTTATTACCGCCAAAATGGTTACTATCAAAGGAGTTAAGGTATCGTGTCCTTAGAGCCTCTGTATCCTCCTCATCCTCCGCTGGGATAAGGAGTTCTGTAAGCTCTCCAGTAAGATCCTTATCAATGTACTCAATGGAGTTAAGCTCTCCAAAAAACTTATTACCATTAGTACCCTCTGTTTCACATTCCATCTGGTAATAAAAATAGCCATCAGCACTCTCTATAAATGCTGTGGCTACATAGTTAAGCTCATTCAGATTAAATCTGGATCCTATAGGAATCTCCATATTAAATTTACCCTTTAGAGTAGCCTTAGTAGCCTCATAAGGGATAATACCTCTTTCCTTACATCGGAGGATTAGAAACTCTCTTACTGCGGTATCTGCATACCCATTATTTACGATATTACCTAGCTGGATATATACATCTGCGTGCTCTGCGGATACAGGGGCTATAGCGTTCATAATAACGGAGCCCTCACGCTTATCTACATCACTTGCCACCCTTGCTAGGGATCTATCTAATATATTTTCGTATGTCTGATCCTCATACATCCATTTCCACCTCCTTACTACCTACATCTGTTACCAGAGTAAATTTTATGTGGAGTACATCTTTAATCTGGGATACCTCCAGATCTTGTACTCCTGTTATGTGCTCATTCTCAAATAAGCACTCCTCCATATACCGCCTTACCTCACTGTTAAGGTACTCCTCACTGTAGCTATATCCGATGAGATCATAAACCTCATCCCCATACCCCCAGCTATATATAATCCAGCGGTATCTCTTAGCCTTAAGAGCTAAGTAAGCCCACACACAAAGAGCATCTACACCAGTTACAATCCTCCCTGTGAGTGTGCCTTTTTCAAAGTCGATCTCATACTCACGGATAGAGGAGGCTGTTACCTCTTGATCCGTTAGAGTAAGATCCTCTGTTGTTACAAAAGGAAATAAACTCATTTACGCCTCCACCACCCTTGCTATGATTACATACTTGTTATTATCATTAAGTTTCTGTACCAGCACCATATCCCCAGCCTTAAGCCCATCGGTATAGGTTATCTGGCTCTGTTTCCATGCCCTAGTATCTGGATCTGGGTTATCCTTACTGGCAAAACCGTTACTCTGTGTAGTATCCACAGATACTCCAGATACATAAGGTACTTTTATTTGTCTGGTATACCCTGCTACTAAATAATCTGCTATATACAGATCCTCAGCATTGAGTACCAGATCATCTATCTTTACGCTGTTAGAGCTTTGCATTATTCCTAGCTGGGCTAAGGTAGGATTATCTTTAGCTCCCTGTGATCGCATCATCTCTAGCACTTCTGCATATTGATGATCGTTTTTCATGTTATCCCCAGTACCAGCCATGCTATCCCTCCTTAGTATCCATCATTTGTTTTAGAGTTACTGTTAAGCTCATGGTAGCTACTCCATTCTGCCATGTGTGAGTATCTGCATCTATCCACACTACACCGCTGAGCCCTGTAGAGCTATCTCTCACTACCGCCCCTGCTCCTGTTACTGCCTCATTGAGGTTTACACATTCCAGAGTAAAGGTTTTCTCAACCGTCTTAAACATACTCTTAGCTGTGGTAGTAGCATCCTTGCCCTCCTCTTTAGTGTAAGTCTGCTGGAATATACCGTACTTTTTCACATCTGCATCATTTTGTACTACTCCCTGTGGTTTACCCTCTCCGTCATAAATACGAACCTTATTAACCATGTTAGTAATGCTCTCTTTATAGTTGGAGCTGGTAATATTGCTATCCTCTGTGATCTCAATACTGCATACCACCTTACCCATTTCCTCTACATTGAGGTAGCCTTTTTTAGCTACCACCCTGTAGCTTACTCCGTTCTGTTGATATGCCTGTGTATAGGCTCTCATAATAATCTCATAGATAGATACATTCTGTACTATGAGTTTCTGTGTTAGCCCTGTCTGAGCTAATGAGCCTACAGGGATCTCCATATCATCACACACCATCTGAGTTATCGCCTCCGCTGTTTTAGAGCTAAAATTGTAAGTGGCGTTACTCTTGATGGTATAGAAAAGAAGATCATAACAGGTATAAGTAACTGTACCTGTAGTACTGCTTGCCTCCCTCTCTACTACATAGCCTCTAAAAAGCTCTGTTTTTCCATCATCCTCAAATAGATAAACAGGATCCGCTAAGTTGATGGTAAGAGGAGTAATATTTTTATCTAAGGGAGCGTTTACAATGTGTAGCTCTAACTTTCTAGCTACCTCTGTTCTGCTACCGCCCCAGCTCATAGAGGATACATACTCTGTTATGTCTGTATTCTTATGCACTACTATCACTCTTTACCACCTCCTAAGGGATCGTTAATACTTGATTAGGATAGATAAGATTAGGATTTTTTATCTTATCCCTGTTAGCATTGTAGATCTTAGTGTACTGAGCTCCACTACCGTAAAACTGTTTAGCTATCTTCCAGAGGCAATCTCCACGCTTTACCGTGTAGGTTCTGGCTGTATTAGTAGCCTGTGGCTTTGTAGCCCTTACTGTAGGCTTTACAGTAGCTATAGTAACGGTAGCTCTCTTTGTCTTTATCTTTTTGTACTCCTTTAGATTACAGGTATAATAAATATCTCCTGTAGCATCCTGCTCTCCCCACACAAAGCTCTCTACTGTAGCCTCCATGTTAAGAGTGCCTGTAATGATAACCCTAATAGGAGTACCAGACTTTCTCCAGCTCTCGATCTTCTCTACATAAGTTAGAGGCTGTCTACGCCCTGCATTATTGCTAAAGTTATAATCCTTTGCTGGAAAAAAAGACTTAAGAGAAATTTCTCTTAAGCCTGTGTTACCGATAAGGTTTACATCTCCCACCTGTATTACATTGACAACCGTATTTTTATGGGATACGGATACCGTGTAATCAGAGGGCTTAACTGGGAGTTGAAACTTATCGCTATTCTGTTGTAACCAAAATTCCATTAAGTATCCTCCTCCCTGTTAAGTCATATTAGGTAACAACTTTTTGAATTTTGCCACCATATCAGAAACAACCTTATCTGTATCTGCCTCTTTCTCAATGATTACCGTATCCGCCAATTTTTCAATCGTTACGGATCCGATACCACCACTCTTAGGTAGATCGCTATCCTGTGGATTTCCTGTACCTCCTGTACCTCCGTTATTATCCTGTGGATCATCTGGATCCCTGTCTATAGGTGTAACATCCTTAAGCTGTACACCTCTAGTACTCATCCGCCTCTCATACTGATCTGCTTGATTTCTGGTTAAGACTTTCTCTCCTTGATGGAGGATAGCTGGGTAATTATCGTATGGTACTCTGTCTTTACCATAGGCAAAACCTAAAGCACTCTTAACCTTACCTCCGATACCTCCTACAAAGTCCTTAGCCTTTGAGATTGCACCACCAATTTTATCTACAAAACCGCTAATAGCATCTATCGCTCCGCTTATTACACTTGTTACGGTTCCGATCGCTGTAGATACAGCACTGGAGATACCACCGAAAATAGTGGATACCGCATCAAATAAGCCTTGAAATACACTCTTAATGGTTTCTACGATAGTGGTAATCGTAGAGCTTGCACTGTCGAAAAATCCACAGATACTACCCCAGATCTGAGAGATGTATGGAGCTAAGAAATTGAATACCGTTTCAATTCCTGTAAGTAGCCCATCCACCACCGTAAGGATCACATCTACTACCGCACTGATTATAGGGGCTAAGGTCTGCCATACAGTAGATACTACTGTTACTACTACAGATACAATAGTCTGGAATAATCCCATGTGATTACCGATCACAGTAAGTACTTGCTGGATCACATTTCCCACAAAAGTAAAAATAGAGCTCAATGTAGGCATAATAGCTACAATCGCACCTACCACTACTGTAATGATCTGTTGGATCACTGGCATAGCTGTTACGATGATATTAGTAATAGTCTGGATCACTGGCACGATATAAGGAATGATCTGAGATACACCGCCCATAATCGTACTAATTACCTGCCCTACTACAGGAGCTATCTGTTGTACCGCTGAGATAATCGGAGGGATGATAGGTAAGATCGTATTGATCGCCTGTACTATTCCATCCTTAAGCCCAGAGAACATACTAGCAATACCGCCACCGTCTACCTTTACATTAAAAAGCTGATCGAAAATAGCTTGCAATGCTCCAGTATCAATACCGATATTACCCAGCCCTGTAAAGATTGCATCCTTGATAGATGTAAGGAGTGGTAATACATTTTCCTTAATCTGAGGAGCTACCTTTTCTACCGCTGTTCCTATTGCTGTAGGCAAGTTGCTAAAAATCGTCTGGAGCATCGGTATAAAGTTACCAAAGAAAAAGGTACTTGCACTCTCTACCAGCTCTCCCATACTTCTAGCTACTGCCTCTCCATCCCCTATAGATAAATTACCTAAGAGGTTAGTAACTGAGGCTTTCATCATCGCAAAAGATCCGCTAAAGGTCTGCTCTGCCTCTCTTGCTGTGGTTCCTGTGATATTTAATTTATCCTGTATTACTCCGATGGCTGTATATACATCCGCTAAGTTGTTTATATCGTACTTAGTACCAGTGATAGCCTGTGCATCCTTAAGGAGCCTATCCATCTCCTCCTTAGTACCGCCATAACCCAGCTTAAGGTTATCCAGCATCGTGTAATTTTGCTTTGCAAAGCCTTGATAAGCGTTCTGGATGGATCCCATATCAGTACCCATCTTGTTAGCGTTATCCGCCATATCTATCATAGCTTTGTTAGCAATCTCAGCGGATTTATTTGTATCTCCTGCACACGCACTCAAAAGAGAGGCACTAAATGAGGTAACATTTTCCATATACTCATTAGCGGATAAGCCTGTAGTTTTATATGCTTGATTAGCATACTGTAACATCTTATCTACCGCTGAGGTATCTGTACTACCATCGCTATTAGTCTTTGTGTACAGTGTTTCCACACCGCCTATACTTTGCTGTAGTTTAGCTCCCTCTCCTAAGGATTTACCCATAAGAGCTGTAGCTCCTGCTCCTGCAATTCCTACAGCGATTGTTACGCCTTTTGCAAGGCTCTTAAGTGTACTACCGATCTTACCCAGTACAGCACTAGCTCCATCCTTTACCGCTACCATAGCCTTTACAGACATATTACCGATGGATTTTAAGCTACTGCCTATACCGTGGAGGATCTTACTAGCACCGTCTTTTACTGCTATAAAAGGTTTTGCTACCGTCTTTCCTACAGATTTCAGTACACCGCCTACCTTACCCAGAGGAGCACTTGCTTTATCCCTCAAAGTAACAAAAGGCTTAGCTACTGTTTTCCCTACGGATTTTAGGGAGTTTCTAACCTTTGTGATCCCACTTGTGGCTTTATCCCTAACAGAAATAAAAGGCTTAGCCACCAGCTTTCCTACTGTTCGTACACCTACCCTTATTTTATTTAGTCCAGATGTAGCTCTATCGTGGATCCCTACCGCTACAGAGGTAACTTTATCTCGTAGCCCACCTAAGGTATTTTTGATTTTAGCTAAGCCCTGTGAGGCTAGATCTCTGATTTTTACAATAGGAGTAAAAGTAGTGGCTATCTCTTTAAGCCTCTGCTTAATCTTGCCTACTGTACTAACCGTGAGATCCTTTAGCTTAATCACTGGATAGAATACCTTTTTAGTAAGATCCTTGATCCTCTGGGTTATTCTCTCTACCTTTTCTGTAGCTTGATCGTCTACCTCTGCTCTGGTTAATGCTCTCACATTCCCCAGCCTATGCACTCTACTCTCTACCTCGCGGATAGTAGGAGAGGCATTATCCTCTACCTCCACCTCTGGAGTAGCTGTGGTAGTATTGACGGTATCTAAGGTATCCTGTATAGCACCAATAACCCCAGAGGCGTTATCCTGTAAGGATACCTCTGGGGATACTGTTGTATTGCCTACACTATTTACAGTTTGTCTAACGCTCTCTACTACTCCAGAGGCGTTATCCGTAGCATTGATAGTAGCATTAACCCTTGTACGCCCCATCTGTTGCATACTCGCATTAGTTTTATCTACCTGCTCCGAAAATTCACGCTGTAAACCTAGATTTTTCTTAAGGGTAGCATACATATTATCTTTTAAATAAAGTTTTGCACCAAACTCTACCGCCATATATGCCACCTCCTCTATGTGAGTAGATTGATATTGTACATAACACTATTACTCTTATTTGCCCTCTCTAGCTCTTTGTTATTATCATCTATCTCCTGCTCATAAAAAGCCTGTAATACTAAGAGCTCTCCTCTAGGCAATTTATAAAATACAGATGGGAGTACTCTACCGTGTTTCCAGTAGTAGTACATCATCTGGGTAAGCCCATCTGTACTTATGAGTTTTTTACTTCTTTAACCGCATTATCTCCGAAACCTGCCAGCTCAGAGATCTCTCCGTAAATCTTAGCGATCTCTCCAGAAAGTAAGATCGCTCTTACCAGATCCTTAGGAGTAGATACCTTAAACTTACTCATAAGCTCCTTGTTTTTAAACATCGGAGCACCTGTAGCATCTACTACACCCTCAATTACTGTAAAGAGCTGGAGCTGGGTAATATCAATATCTGCATCCTTGCCCTTTACATCAATGCTCATATCCTGTATCTCCTCAAACTTAGCTGGAGTAATCGCCTTAATTGTGAGGATAAACGGAGCACCGTATACCTGTGATAATCTGGTAATCTCTACCTCCTTAGTAGGGAGCTTAATCTCTCCTACATCGGAGCCTAAGAGGAGATCTAAGATATTAACCGCCTCTTTCTTTTCTGTTTCCTCTGCCTGTACTGCCTCTGCATTTACATTCTTTGTAGCCATTGTATAGCCCTCCTTAATTTTTCATATAATAAAAATAAGGGGAGGTTTTACCCTCCCCAAACTGCACTCTTATAACTCTTACTGAGGAGTAATCTGATCTAAGTACTCGTACCCTGTAAAGGTAAACGGAGCCTCTGTTTCAAGAGGTTTCTGAGCCTCCCAATCAAAGAGAGTAAGATCATCCATCTGTACTCCTGTGATAGATACACGCTCTGCACCGTAAGCATCTGGATCCGCTAACTTACTGATAAGCGTAAAGCGTACATCCTGCTTATTTCTAACCATGTTAGCTACCTTAATAGCCATTCTGGAATTTACCTTGTGCATAGTGAGAGATCCTGTACCCTTACATCCGACAACCTTGTTATCAGTGAAGAAAGTACCGCACTGTTTAATCTCCTCTTTTGTAAACTCTACCTTTGCCTGTGCCTTATAGCACTCTCCTACATAGTCTCCATCTAACCAGAGCTCTCCAAAGGTACCGTTACAAATTCGCTTTGTTTCTACTGCCATCTGTAATTACCTCCTTAATCCTTATTGATGAAAATATCTACATCCTCGATAGCATCTAAGATAGAGATAGTACCCTTAAGGAATACATGAGAGCCTGTATTAGCCTCCTTAATAGCCTGCTCATCCATCTCAGAGGTATCTACTCCGATACTCTCTAAGTACTGTTTCTGCTTAGCTACATTGATCTCCATAGTAGAGCTATCAGCCTTAAGCCAGCCCTTACCGCCCTCTGTAGCCTCCAGCCCTCTAAGGTAGCCCTTGATAGCTGTAATCAGTAAGCACTTATTATCATAAGAGTTACTGTAGTTACCGATGTAGCTCTTGTTAATAGTGCTGTAAATATCTCCCTCAATCTGATCCTGTATAGCGTTGATCTTGATTTTCTGGAGATCCGCTGTTTCTACCTCTGTAACTGTAGTGAGGGAGTTTACACCTCTTGCAATTACAACACGCTCTCCATCGTTATAGAGAGTGAGCTTACCAGCATCAATAGCGGTATCTACTTCCTCATCACTATCTACCAGAGGGATAGCTGTTACCTCAGTAAGAGGCTTATAGGTAGCGGATACTCTAAGATCTAAGCCAGCTAACAAGCCAGCAATTCTACTACAGTACTCCGCCTCTGTGTACTGCTTTTCTCCTACCTCGATCTTATCTGTAGCGGAGCTGTTTACTACCTCAAAGTTAATAACGCCCCTGCTATCTCCAGCGGTCTTAGGGAGTACTGCTACAGGTCTGCGTACAGAGTTCTTTCTGATACCCTTAACCCATGTAGCCAGCTTAGTAGCCTCCTCTGTGGTAAGATCTGGAGCTCCTACAATGTAATTTACTTTCTGTGTAGCAAAATACTTTGTAGCCTCATCGTAACTCTCTGCTGTTGTATCCATCGTGTAGATAATTACCTTAGATGGAGAGCCGATAAACGCTCTCTCAATATAAGCGGTATTCTCTGCACTAAAAGCACTATCTCCAGTAGGGATCTCATCCACACTACGGAGCACCATAGCCCCCTTGTTTTTGGCATCCTTAAGCATAATACCTACAATGCCTGTAGATCCGTTCTGGATGGCTGTTACTGCCTTTTTGGAAAACTCAATAATAATATCTGGTAATCCCATTCTGTTTAACCTCCTATCCGTTTGTTACTGTCTTTGTTTCAATATCCACATCTCCGATAAGCTCATAGTTATCCTCTACAGGTACATCCTCTGTAAAGTTGAGAGTAATCTTTACATATAAAGCTCCCTCACTAACCCTCACATCATCGGAGTAATTTTCTATCTTTGCATATCTAGGCTTTTCCTTAACTCCAGCTAAAGGGATTACAGGTACAACCCTCTTAAGGAGGAAAAGCCTTTTAAGCTCCTCCTTTACCTCATAGAGTTTTTCCGCTACCACTTGATTAGCCTCGTTTCTTTTCGCAAAGTAAACAATCTGGAATATCGGATCATCCTCATACACATTGAGATTTTTTAGCTCGCTACTGCCTGTAGCCAGCGTTACATAAAAGCTGTTACGCTCAAAGTTATTAGGAACCTCCTCTATATGTACTGGTACCCCAGAATAAGCGGAGGCAATAACCCTACACACGCTGTTAAGCAATCTCATAAGCTACCTCCCTCTATCTCTCTGCCTATTTGCTGTAAAAAGCTCTCTACCAGCCTGTTAAGTCTGGGCTTAGCATCCTGCATACCTTTTTCCATAAAAAAAGAGCCATTTACATAGCTCTCTTTTAACATGATCCCTTTTTGGTTCCTGTTCTTAAGGTATTTAGCTTTTCCGCCCACACTCAGCTTATCCGCTGGTAAAAATCTCTTATGCTGTACATGACCATCATTTACATACAGAGCATACTCTACATTAGTTCCCACCTCTACAAAATCGTGAGGTATCCCCTCTCCGAAAATGGTAATACTATCTACTAACCGTGAGGTATCTACTGGCACATGAGGTATAACCTCGCCATGATAGATATTAGCCATCCTCTGGAGGAGGATCTTTTTCTTATCCGCCCATTTATCCACAAACTTACTAAAGTTCTCTACAAAATCATCCCAGCCCTCGATAGTAAAGCCCTCCACTATACCTCCTCCTCACTGAGGAGCGATACAATGAGCTGAGTACGCTTTTTATAAGGCTTATCTGCAATAGCCTTAAACTCCGTACTCATAATAGGCTTATCGTACTCATCCAGCTCATAGATATATAAAATATCTCCCCTTTTGATGAGAGCCTCCGGATCTGTGTAGAGTGTAAGATCTGTGGTATTCTTTTTCTGTGGCTGGAGCTGTGCTGTGGTAGTACTACTCTCTGCGGTATGGCACTCATAAGTACCAACCTCTACAAGAGTTTTATTAGGGCGATTAAACTCTCCTAAAGTTGAGGAGTATCTTTTTACTACCACTTGCTTATCATAGAGAAATTGCATACCTTAGCCCTCCTTATATCCGCCTACTGGATCATCCAGCGTATAGGATCTAGGGAATAACTGGCGGTATGGGTACAGCTTTTTTTCTACTGATACAGGTAATGGATCATCAAAGGTTACACTCTCATCCGCTAAGGTGTAAGAGCTCTCTCCCTCAGCCCCCAGCTTTCTAAATCGCTGGATAGCTAAATCCTCCTGCACATTCTTAAGCTGTTTAGGGAATACATCCGTATATCCTGTAATAATGCCCTCATTATTAGTAAGAGGCTCTATAAAGGTATCTCTACAAAATGCCTCTATATCCTCTCTTGCTTTCTCTAAGAGCACTGTTAATAGCCCCAGCTTTTTTGCGTTATCCTCCGATATTCCACAGAGGATCCTACAACGCTCTAAGCTATCCATAGGAGATCCCTCCTTATTCCTCTACCAGCTCTACGCCCTCTAATCCAGCCAGATACTTAGCTACTGCTAAATTGTCTGTACTAGCCTTACCATCACTGAAATACACGCCTACAGCGGATACAGTTAAGTAAGGATTTTCAGAGGTAAAATGATACACCTTTTTAGGCTTATCCTCATTCTTTTCCTCCTGCTCTGGAGTTACCTCTGGAGATACAGCATCCTCTGTAGGAGCCTCTGTACCCTTTTCCTGCTCCTGTTTTTCATCGGCTGGAGCATTTACCGCCTCTTTCTTTTCCTCCTGCTCTGGAGTACTCTGTGCTTTTCTAGGCATATCCTTTTACCTCCTTACCAAAAATTAAAGACTTGCCTCTGTGATAGAGATCTTAGATCCTGCAAAGCTGTTAAGGAGCTTAATTGTACTCTCGTTAAGTACATGACCTTTGTAATAATCTCCAGCCTTAGGAAGATCCTCATAGAAAGTACCTCTAAGCTCTGCGATCTGCACCTCGCCTAAGTCTACTGTGAGGATAGTCTTAGTATCAGCATAACGATCCAGTACTAAAGAGATTTCTCCAAAGTCTGTTACGATCTTCTGTACTCCGATACCAAGTACATTCTGCATAGATCCGTTATCGCCTAAGAAACGTACATTGTTACCTGCCTTAGCAAGATTGTTAATCATACGCTTAACATTTGCATTTACAAAAGAGAAATACTCTCCCTGTGCTCCGTGATCCCACATCTTCTGGAGTGCATCTAAGAAGTGATCCTCCGTAAGCGCTCCCTTTGTTTCTACAACATTGTTAGCATTTACCAGATTTACAAGTCCGTTCATCTGTCTAGGAGTAGCTCCGCTCTCCAGAGCCTTAGTACCGTTAAGGAAGTACCACTCCATATCTCTCTTAGTTTCTACTAAGCGATCCTGTACCTCAGCGTTAAATACATCGTTGATACCCATAGGATTGAGGGATCTAGCTGTACCAGATACCTGTGTTACCTTTTCGATAATCTGACACACATTAGAGAGTGTTTTTCTGCTAGAAGTGATAACCTCCCCTGCCTCAGAGCCCTCTAATTTAAGAGTACCTCTCTCAGAATTAAGCTCTTTCTCTCTCCATGTTACTGTAATATCCTTTGCTGGTACTACCTGCCCTCTACTCATAAGCAAAGTAGTAAGCGGAGTATCTGTAGGAGATGTCTGCTTAATCTCCTCTGTGAGGTCTACAACCTCATTTTCAAGAAAATCTTTTCTTTTAATCATGTCTGCCATTTCTTATTACCTCCTGTTTGAGTTATTTGTTTTGAGGAGCTGGCTTACTCCTCATCTCTGTTTCTGTAGGCATTGAGTTTTTCACTAATCATGCCCTTTACATTTCCAGCCTTTTTGTACTCATCATACTTAGTTTCATCTTTCTTGTTAGATGAGGATCCTGTAGCTGGAGTGGATCCCTTGAGAAACTCAGCTTTAGCCTTTGCAACTTCCTTAGCCACCTCAGCATCAAAGAGCTTTTTCATACCCTTTACTCTCTCAGTGAGCTTAGCTTTACGCTCATCCTCATCTGTGATAGTAGCTAAGTCCTCTACAGCGATAAGATTTCTAAAGCCAGCATCCAGCCCTAACTCCTGTACCGCATCTACTACATCCAGCTTTAAGCCCTTGATAGTAAGATCCAGATCTCTCTTAGCCTGTGCCTGTAAGCGTTCCTGCTCCTCTGCCTGTCTACGCTCATCCTCTGTCATTTTTTCCTTAGCCTGCTTATCCGCCCACTCTTTTTCCTTTTTCTTAATGGCATCCGTTACTCTCTTATCTGCCATCTTTTCATACTCTTTCTGGAGTTCAGCTCTGATCTCCTCCTCTGTCTTTACCTTAGGAGTGTTATCTGCACCTGCTCCAGTAGTGTTAGCGTTAGCTGTGGTATTAGTCTGGGTACCGTTACCCTGTTCCTGTGTCTGTGTAGCTGTGTTTGTGTTTACATCTGCCATAGTTGTTATCCTCCTTAAAATGAGTTATATAATGCTGATCCCTCGTAAGTTATCTGCAAAATATCCCTACTGTTTCTACATAAGTTAGGGTAAATATCTGGAGAAAATATGTATTTACTATGTAATCTTTTTTCAGTTTCTTTAGATTTTTATTTCAGAGCAAAAAAAAGAGGCTAACAAGTTTTTACACCTGTTAGCCTCTCCTGTGAGTTAATCCCACATATCATCCTCTGGTAAATCCTCCAGCACTTTATAAAAGTTAGGGATCTCTGCTATCGTCTTACCCTCTTTAATCTGAGTAAGTACCTCTATCTTTTCATCTAAGAGCTCATCACTATCCAGATTAAAATATTTCATCTCTGGAATACCGATAGCATAAGATAAAAGATCCATAATCTGTATTTTCTTTTCCTCCATTACTTAGGCACCTCCTTTAACATAGCCTCCACGCATCCTCTCAATGCTGTTACAATCTCTGGATAATCCTCAGCTAAAATATCTATAAGCTCTGGATGTCCTACGCAAAGAGAGGCATAGTTAGCTAAACTCTCTGAGCAATTAGGATTAGTCCTACGCCTATCTGTATAATAAGCGGATCCATGACCGTATGTAACCTGTCCAGTATCTCTAAAAGTTCCCTTACTTACTGCATCGTAAATATCCTGTAATCCAGATACTCCGCCTCCAAAAAGAGCCCTACGCTCATTATCTGCCTCCTCATTAACCTCTTTTGAGAGTTTCTTATAAAGGCTATTGTATTTTTTCCAATCAATCTTTCCAGATCTATACTGCTCTTTAAGATCCTCATGCTGTGTATTAAAGGTTTCTTGTTGCTTTTTATATATTATATCACACTCTTTGGCAAAATCCTCAAAGAGCTTTTTAGCCTTATCTCCGATAACTGGAGTAGCCTTATCAAACGCCTCTACAAGAGGTTTATAAGACTGTGAAAACATTTTACTAGGTAACCTATCCTTATTATCCTTAACAGTTATCAGCATATCTAAAAAGTGCATCTCCTCATGTAGGTTAGTATCATAGGTGCCGATATAATTAGGATTTATTTTAGGGATACCTACATCAAAAACATATTCAAAATTTCTATTCCATGATCTTTTAACCCTGTGCTCTCCATGTGTTACCTTTAATACTACCTCATCGGATAGCCCATCACACAATTTATCCATCTTAGTATATAGTGCTACCACATTAGGATCTACGGATGTTTTAGAGTTCATATAATCTAATAGAGCTTGTGTATTTTTAGCCTCTGGCTTAGTTGCATAAAAAACTTGTGGGTAATCTGTGAGCTTAATCTGCTCTGGTACAGGAGTAGGATTTTCTTTAAGTTCTTTCTCTACTGTCTTTGTATTAACCTTTTCTACAATTTTTACCTCCTCCTGCTTTTTAGCCTCTGCCTCTCTCCACTTCTCATAGTTCTCAGCACCTCTAACGGATCCTGTAAGCTCATTAAGCTCATTATCCTCAAAGGTATCACTTACTACAGGAATATACACACATCTACAGTTAGGATGGCGTGGGAGAGTAGGCTCCTCTCCCCTTTTGAATACCTTACCATTATCCGCCCTGCAATACTGGCAAGTTCTACTATCTCCACCATTAGCACAGCGGTATTTAAGCTCCTCTACTCCAGTATCTTTATATACATCATCGTGAGCACAGTAAGTAACTCTCTTTGTTTCTGTCCTTGCTACCCTCTCAGCGTTATATCTAGCTGTATCTATGCCCTTATTGATCCTATCCGTGATCTGAGGTATTCCCTCTCCTAAGATCATGCTCTGAGTAAGTCCTACACGGAGATTTCTACCCAGCCTCTCCTTATCCTGCCAGAGCCTATCTGAGAACATAGCACCGCTCCACGGATAATCTAAGGTTTTCTGTATCAGAGCTGGATTAAGCCTGTTAAAATTAGCCTTTACCGTTATGCTCTGCCCCAGATCGTACACTTGCCTTAAAAACTGATCCGTATAGATATTACTAAGCCCCTGCCTAAAGGTAATCTGCTCTTTCTGTCCTAAGGCTTTTATCTGCTCTCCGATCTGCTCAAATAATCCTCTACTCCGTGTGAGTGCTGATTGATTAGCATAGCTCCAATCTCCTCCAGCCTTTTTAACCTTTGCTATGGTTTCTGTTACACTGGCAAGGATCTCTTTCTGACAACTAGCATAAATAGAGGCTAAGACTTTCTCCATCTTAGCCTCATCCTCAAACGCTTTGAGATTATTTTTAAGTACTGCCTCCTCACGCTCCTTAATGAGCTTAGCTCTCCTCACACTGTCCTCATGGAGGATCTTTTTCTGCTCTGGAGTAAGCTCTGAGTATGGGATACCGTACATTTTCGCTACTTCTTTATTTACATATCCTACATTAGCCACTCTTTACACCTCCTTACAGCCTCATATAGCCCTTTTACTGTTCTGGCTGAGGAATTGTAGCCCCCTGTGCATTTAAAGCCTCCTGTGGGCTATTCTGTGCGTTAAGGTTAGGGAATAAATTATTGCTATCCTCTGTAACATTCTGCATAGAGTAAGGATCTGTACTCTGTCTATCTCTTTCCTTATCTGCCTCCAGCTTTTCCAGCACTTCCTTAGGGTTATCAATGAATGGGAGTAAGCTGAGGAGCGTTTCCTTATCCACTTTTCCATCCAGCTTAGTTACTGTATCTACAATTTCTGTAAGATTGTTAGGTACATTTCTACTAAACTCCACTTTGAGGTTAAGTACATCCACCTCACGCTCTGTATTTACACGGATAGGCACACTAAGCACTCTTACCAGCTCCTTTATAGCCTTTTCCATCTTTCTCTCTTTGATAATACACTTAGTTTCCAGCCCAAAGAGCTTAAATCTGATAGCTACACCGCTAAGATTTCCTGCAAAGTTCTCATCTGAGAGATCTGGTACAGCGGAAAACTTGTGGATATTCTTCTCCAGCCTGTTAAGATGGTTCTCTAGTGCCTCCGTCTGGATCTCCTTAGTGATAAATTTAACATCTCCATTCTCCATTACCTCAATAATGCCCTCATCTTTGAGTTTTTGAATATTATCCCCACTCGCTGTCATGTTTTTAAGCATTAAATAGGCGTTTCTAAATGCCTCAAACTCATTAGACACATCGGAGAGCACCTTATCATAATCATTTACAAGAGTTTCTATCTTTTCAAGATCGCTCATCTGCTCCTCATTGTTATAAACAGTGATAATAGGGATCCTACCGAAAATGTGAGGCTCCTCTTTTACAAACTCATAGCTTGCAAACTGTCTAGCCTTGCCCTTACCTGTAGCCCCACAGGATCCATCATCTACACACTTAAAAGTTTCTATCTTAGTAGGGCTATACACCTCTGCATAGTGGGTAGTTTTTTTAGTATCCTCTGTATCAATATCATACAGGCGGATCTTATAGGCTGGCTCCTTTGTTGAGCTGTTCTTGTACACCACAATAAGATCCTCTGGGGATACTCTCATCATCTTAGTGTGGCTCTCCTCATCTTGATATACTAAAATATGGGATAAGCCCTTAATCATAGCCTCCTTACCCCACTCTATAAAAAGATCGTCTTTATCATTATCGCTACAGATCCTATCTAACTCATCCTGTACCTTTGTATCCTCCAGCTCTGTAAGGTCTACTCCTACATCCGCTGGATCTGCCTCTACAGGTGCCTTATCCTTTTTAGGCTCTGTATAGTTAAGTACAATAGGATTACCCAGAAAATAACCTACTGTGTTATCAATCGTCTGTCCGAAAAAGTCATTTACCAGCTTGTTATTAGGCTTGTTTTTATCTTTTCTCGGTCTGTTCTGGATCTTATGCTTACCCTCGTACAACTTTTGAAACTTTATATATCTGGGAGCGATTTTATTTACATGAGTATCTACCAGATCATTAAGAAATTCTGTACTAAATCTGCCTCCCTCAACTTCTACATTAAACTCTCTGTCTATCGGTCTGCTAAGCTCTGCCATATTGCTTATATCCTCCTTTTCTGCATAAAAATAAGCCCTCACTTATTAGGGCTTTTACACTAAATTCTAAAATCTTCTCTTTTAAGTACTCTGATCTCATTACCGCCATCTGCCATAGTCATAGCAAAATCTAGGGCATCAAATAAATCATCGTGATCCACCTCTGGGAATAACAGTAAGCACTCCTCCAGATCATCCATACCCTCTCTAAAATATACCTTGTGGTTTTCAAAGTTAGCCGATCTCCTCATAGCTCTTGTTACTTTGTCCTTAGAGGTATTGATATTGATAATAGGGAGTAAAGATAATCTCCTAAGCTCCTGTGCTAAGGATTTCTGATAGGCTACCGTTTCTACTCCGATCCGCTCTACCATAGGGAATTTATTTCTACCGTAGTCGATAATGGTATTAAGCTGGGTATTAAAGGTTAATCTCTCTTTCACATAATCCAGTACATACACATTATGATCTGCATCTACCCCTATTACCATGAGTACAAAATAATCTCCTTTATCCTGCTCTTTCTCAGATATTGCTAAGTCGCATCCAAAACAAAGCCTTACTTTGATCCACTGATCTATACCATCCTCTGTCTTAACTCGTACCTTAGCGGTCTGAAAATCATAGTCAATCTTGTACTCCTCGTAATATCTGAAATACTGAGCCTTAAAGATTTTACCCTTTGCCAGCTCTGTATCATTTTGATACTGCATATTGAAAATGATCTTACCAGATTGCTTAAGAATAGCCTCCAGCCTCTCTAAGCTAAACTTTTCCTCCCAGAGAGATACTTTCTTACCGTTTACCACTCTTATAGCTCTCTGGGTATTTACCACATAATCCTTACTCTTTATCAGATCCTCATACAGATCCAATGGGTTATATCGTGTACCCAGTATATGGATCTCTCCATCTGGCTCTAGGGTAGGGAAAAGAGAGCTATAAAACCACTCCTTAAGGTTACTCCTCTGCTTTTCTGTTCGTGCATTTTCCAGCCCTACTAAATCATCGCCTATAATTACATCAAAGTGCTTAGAAATAACCGCTCCAGAGGCTCCTAGTGCTGTTAGAGTAGCCTCTTTCTTAATAATGCTCCTCTTATTTACAGTAAACTCTCTATCATTCCATACATTATCCTTACTGGTTTTCCAATCTCCGAAAATCCTAATAAGATCCTCATTCTGCTCAAAGTGAGTACGAACCTCTTTAAGAAACGCCTTCGCCTGTGTCTGTGTTTTGGATCCTATCATAATACGGATATTAGGATCTCTGAGGATCCTTGTAATACAATAATCTACATCGCCTACAGTACTTTTACCAAAACCTCTAGGGGCTAGATCTAGCGTGCTCTTACTATTCGATATGTTAGAGATAATACTCTTATGGAGATCCATTACATTTCTCTTAGTAATGTAGGTGCATACCAGATAATACGCTATCTCAAAATCTGCCTCCTGTATGAGGTACTTTATCATAGCATCTCTTTCTCTCTGATCCTGTACCTCCCCTAGCTTATCCTCTACTAGGGATACTGCTCTATAATCTAACACATCCGCCTAACCTCCTTTCTACGCATAATAAAAGGGAGCCTGTAAGCTCCCTACATCGTTACCAGTTTAATAATAAGTACTATAGCTACGATCCACAGCGTAACCACATTAAACGCCTGTACATTCTTATAACGGTTACTCTCTGGCATAGCATTAAACCAGAGTGTATCTACTACCGATAGTCCTACTACCGCTATGGTACAGAGAATAAATACCAGCTTTAATAATCCTGCTACCATGTTCTACTCCTCCTCTCACGCTCCTTATACTCTGCCTCCTCTCTGAGGTCTTTATAAGTCCTGCCACAGTATCTACACCTCCAGCCCCAGCCTTTTGTATATTCTGGCTTATGCTTAAGGATATAGAGTGTATGTTTGCATCTTCCTAAATCACTCATCACAGTACGCCTCCTTATATGCTCTCTGGATCTTAGGGATCTGTATAGCCATCCAATCTATCATCTCCTCATTTTTAGCCCAGCACTTACTACCGTAGGCATTTTGCCATAAACCACTCTCATAGAGAAAAGCGTGTACTATCTCATGGCGGAGTACCTTTTTCTGATATGCTACCAGATCCTTTACACTCTCCGCACTCTGCTTATAGTTAAAAATGAGGATCTCCTTTACACTAGGATCACACCATCCATCCACCTCTCTATCATATCTGTAATCATCCTCATCTATGATACGGATACTGTATCTGGTTCCTAAAATATGTACCTCACTATTAAAAGCTCTGTGAGGCTGTGTACTGCCTGTACTCTCAATATCATCTAAAGATACAGTTATCTCCAGCCCTGTATCACAGAGCTTTACTGTAGCTGTACCCTTTTCAGTGCTATACCCTGTTACCTCTCCTACCATCTGCTTATATGCCTTAAGATATACAATCTCTCCAGTAATATCTCTGGTTATATCTCCGCTTACTATCTGCATTACTATTTATCCTCCTTTTGTCTGTTCTCCAGCTCCACATTGTTATTAGAGCTTGCTACACACAATCCCATTACAAATACTCCTACAATGCCTCCTAATACAAAGCATCCTATACACGCTAATACCATCATATAATCCTCCTAACTGAAAAGGAGAGCCTTTTACAGCTCTCCCTCCCTAACCTCTGCCTTTATTTAACTGTTTCCAACTCCATAGGCTCCAGATCATCAAATACCACAGGTACTCTCTCTCTAAGCTCCTTTAAGAGCGGTACTGCTACCTCTAACATCTGCGGATGAGGCTTTCCTGTAGATCCGCAGTAAGCGTCCAATAAGAGGGTGTATCGAAATTTCTGGCTGTTGCATGTAAACTATTGATTAGAGTTTTGGGAGTTGACTCTAAAAACTCTAATCTAATCTAAGGAGCAGGCTTATGGATCTT